TTTTGGGGTATTGTTTACTATAATATGTTTATCAAGACAAGGTGCTGTAACACCAAGCCTTGTTAGGTTATCCGCCACCGACCTTGTGAAGTGATGGCGACCTTAGGAGATAAGACAATGAAAACGCTCTTCAAAGTTATCATCATTGTTATCCTGCTACTACTAAGCAACAACGCTTACTAACAGCAGGTAGCCTGTAAAGGCTGGGGCGGTGGGCAAGCACACCGCTTCACTCCTAAAACTTATGATTATCTTACCAACAATTTAAGGATAAGTCAAATGCCAAAAATCGTTGCCAACCCAAAAACTCGCGCCCAAATCCAAAAAGACAGCGATACACGCCGTGGCGTCAAGCAAATTGGTTTTAAAGTCCCTATCAGCTTTGTCCAAAGGCTTGATGAGCTTGCCAAACAAACAGGCAAAACCAAAAACATCATCATCATGGAGGCGGTAGATTTGTGGGCAAAACAGCTCTAAGTCAAAAAACCTGTTCAAATTTCAAACCAATCTGCCAAAAGTTGCTTTTTTCTGACTGATTTCATAATTTTCACAGACATATTTTTTGGTTTGTCCATGCGGATTTGTCCACAAAAATGGTTTGACGCCTTTGTGTTCGTCCAAAAAGTCTTTGATGGGCAGGATGACCGTATTAATTTGGCTGCTTCTTTGATTAAGCTCATACGCCAATTTGGCATTTTCAGCGTTCGCCGCCCAAAGCAATAAGTTGTTTTTGGTTTCACCATTTAACACACTCATCTCATGGCGAACATCAAACAAATCATTGCGTAGCTCATCAAAAGGCGTCTGCTTGCCCACAAGTTTGATGGTGCGTGCCAATGATTTTAATTCATCATTAGCTTTTTTGGTGGCGGTGTATAAATCTTTTTGCCCTGCCAAATCTTTAAGCTTTTGTTTTTGTGCTTCGGTTGCTCCATAAAACTTGCCCAGTTTGTTATCCGTCTCAAATATCATCTCAGACAGACTGTTATTTAACAGCTGATGGGATTCATGATGCAGTTTTGCGACCAAAGCACTAAGTTCATTGATGGCGTCACCGATGTCATCGGTAGCTTTTTTGGTTTTATCAGCCGCTTTTTTTGTGGCATCAGCGGCTTTTTTGGCAGCACTGCCCACGCCGCCATAGCTGCTTGCCAAACCAGAGTTGCTTTGGGCAGCTTGACCTGCTGCAACTGTTTGATCAGCCAATGCTGTGACATAATTATATGCTGAATGAGTATTGCTATCTGCAATGGTCGCTACGACGCCAAAATCGACAGCCTTATATTGCAATCGTCCAAGACTGACCGTACCAATCAGTGGCAAGCGACTATCCATGCCCAAAAATGCGGCGACGGCGTTGGCTTTTTCGCTCAGCCAGTCAATTTTTCTAGTCATATCATTGATCATGAATTCGATCGTTGATACAAACGCATTAGCCATACCCCAAAAGATATTTTGTGTCACTTTGCCCAGCTGTACAAAATTATACAGGGCATTTTTTGCTCCAGCTTTTGCGGCGGCGTTAATTAAATCAAAGGTTTTGGCGGCAACTTGTAGCATGCCCACAAAGCCGCCATGGCTGGTCGCAAAGAAATTAGAAAATGCCCCCGTGCTGCCCTTTGTGGTATCGCCCACTTTGGCAAGCATATTATCAGCAAAGGTAGAGACAGTATCCCAAGCCATTGAAAACCCATCACCAATAAAGCCAATGAAATCCTTTGCCATGAGTGTTGTTACGCCAAAAGCATCAGATAAGCTTTCAAGTGCACCTGTCACCCCATGCGTACTGACCACCACAGACGCCAGCACCGCCCCGATGGCGATGATGGGATGAGCGGTGATAATCCGCCCAAGTGCCATAAACGCACCGCCCAAGCCTGTGATGGTACGAGTGGCAAGAATGCCCACGCCTATCGCCCCTCGTTTGGTTTTCGTCCAGCCTATGCTTGCAAGCGTTGCCGCTTTGGTGGCGAGCGTGGTTCTGTCAAAACTTGTTGCCAAACCAACCAATGAACGAGCATAAACGGCGGTGGCCTTAATGGCGGTTTTGGTTAAGTCAATATAATGGGCTTTAGTCAAACGCAATAACATTAAGCGAGTGGACAAGGCATTATAAGCCGTGATTTGCCCTTGTACGCTAAAAGCATTGGCGATACTGGCTTTTGTATTTGCTAAGCTTGCCCCTGTCAGTGTGGCAAATGATGTTACCAAGGCAGAATTTTTAGCAACATTGGCAAGCCATACCGCTCCGACCATTGCCCCTGCACTGACCAGTGTGCGAAAATGCTCAGCCGCCCATAAGGCAGCATTGGCAATGTTTTGGCTCATCATGCTGTTTTGGTTCATGATGTCATCAATAAGATAATTATACTCGTTTTTGATGACTTGTAGGGCTTGTGATACCGTGGTTGGCATCTTAGCGGACATGGCGGACAGACTGTCCGTGGCTTTTGCCACCGCATTATAAACCACATCGGCGGTGATTTTACCGTCTTTGGCAAGCTCTCTGATGGCATTTGATGTTACGCCCATCTCTTTGGCGATTAAATCCATCAAAATGGGAGCTTGTTCGGCGACCGAGTTAAACTCATCGCCACGCAAAACCCCTGACGCTAAGGCTTGCCCAAGCTGGGTTAAGGCGGCCGCCTGTGCCTGTGCTGATCTGCCACCGACATTCATCGCCATGGTCATGTTACGAGTGAAATTGATGACATCTTGCTGGCTTTTGCCAAGGGCGGACAATGACCGCTGTGAGTTTGAATACAAATCCACAACCGCATCAAAACTTGACCGCTGTTCATTGGCGATGGCTCTTAGCTTAGTTTGTACGGCATGAAACTGCTCGGTACTGCTCGTAGCTAAGCGGATTTGGCTTGCCAAATTTTGCATTTGGTCGGCAGTGGCGATGATGTGTGAGACGCTCACCGCACTGCCCAAAGTGGCAAAAGCTATACCAAGCTGACCGCCCACGAGCTTGCCGTAGTCCGCCACGCTCTTTAATTCTTTTTTGGTCTTGTCGGTCGCCTTTTTCATCTCACGCACATAATTGGCGGTGTTGGCGTGGAGCAAGATGTCTAAGCGTGATAAAACTTTTGCCATGATGATTTCTTATAAAGTAATAATAAAAAAACGCTGAACAGCCTAAGCCGTCAGCGTCTAAATATAATTTTGATTTTGTAAAATTATGCCTTAAAATGGTCTAAATTTCAAGCGGTTTTCAAACATCATTTATTCCCCATTTTTTGTTGATTTAACCCCTTTAAATCAAATCGATAAGTGTGATTAGTACCGTCAAAATTAGGGAAATTCAAAACCAAAGAATTTGAATTATAAAGTTTTAATAAAAAATAATCATCTTCTTTTAGTCTAATGTTATTATGCGTTTTAGAATCAGAATAATTTTCAACTTTTGCTAGTGTGTAAGCATTAGGGCTAAAATAATCCAACTGATACCAACGAGCTTCATCATCATCAAATCTTGCTCTCATATAGCAAGAGTTCATACAAACTTCCACTAAACCACTATTATACCCAATCGTTATACTGTCATTGTAAAAGCCTGTATCATGTTCATTAAGGACAATGATAAGCAGATTTTGATTTCCGCCTTGACCTATTCCAAGATTTACAGCATTGGTAGATTTTATCGTAGATAATGTTAAATGGGTTCTTTCTACTTCATTGGATGTTTTGCGGTAAGTCCATTTACTATCCCTAAAATCAGTTTCTGATTTTTCATTAAAAAAATCAGAAACATCAACGTCTTTGGCATGGTCAATTTGAGTAAATGCAGAAAAGTTGCCATTATTAGATTTATTTGTTAAAAATATCTGACCGCTATTGTCTTTATACTGATAAAGATTTTGAGCGTACGCAATGCTTGAAAACAAGCTAAGCATGATAATAATATTTTTCATAAAACAAGGCTTTGGGTATCATAAAACCATATCATACCCAAAAACCTATCTTTTTTCAACCTATGGTAGAAAACATCGCAAGCGTTCGCTCCATTTGGGCTTGTAGCTCTGCCTTTTGCTGTTCCAGCTCATAGGCTTCTCGCTCCTCGTCCGTCATGGGGTTTGGGTCAATGATAAGATAATCAGACGGCTTACCCCCTGCCATGGCACAGGCAACCACTGCCGATTGTATGTCGCCACGATAACCGCCAATTGGGTCAAGGCGGTCATAGGCTCGCCACTGGGCAAACTCGTGGGCGGTCATCGTGCGTTCAAGCTCGCCCACTGTTTTGCCCAAATGTCCTGCCAATTTAAATAAAAAAAGCCGACTTTTGTCGGCGATTAGTTTTTTTCGTGGTCTTCGGTATCAATATCTAGCCCATTTAATTTGTTGATTTCTTTAATAACTGACAACATCGCCTTAAAATTAATTTGGTTAATGCTGTCCAAATCATCAAGGCTAAATAAGCGATTGCCTTTTTCATCACACACCCCAAAGATAAAAGACAATGCCATGTTATTGCCTTTTTCTTTTTCTAGGTGTTTGGCGATTTGTTCTTGTTCGCCCACGCTGATTTGACGGATATAAATGTCGCCATCAAATTCAGCGATGTTGATTTTCTTTGGCTCATTGATGGCGGATAGACCTGCCAATAATTCGGTTGCTAATGTTGCTATTTTGCTCATAATATATACCTTTTAATTTATTTAAATTAAATCAAGCCATTTATCATTAAATGGCTTGATTTTGTGGGTTTGGGTTATTTAATTAACCTGTAACTTTGGTAACATCGCCCGTGATGGTAATTGTACCAGTTTTGCGGATTTTCTTTTTTTGGTCGCTGTTATCGGTGGTCAGCTTTGAGATGATGCCCTTAAATTGACGGGACTCGCCTGTGGCAACCACATATTTTAACTGCCAATGTAACTCTTTACCGCCCTCAAAACTGGTTTGAAGTAGCTGGTGTGTGGTGTCTTTGGGGTCAAGGGCGTATTCAAATTCAATCTCGCTTTCCTCCTTAAAATCAATGGGGGCTTTGACGGTACGGCGGTCATCGGTAGCGGTTACCTCATCCAATACCTTCTCTTCACTTGGGTGGTCGCATTTGGACAAATGCTCTATTTTTTGGTATTCGTTACCGTCTGCTGAGACATGAAAAGTAAAAAAGCTGTCAGCAAGATTTTCTACAACTTTTGCCATGAGATTTCTCCTATTTGGCGGTTTAAATTAAACTTCTAAGGTTTGCCAAAAACCATATTCAATGATAGCTCTAAACAATCCGCTCTCATTATCACGCATATATCGCACACCGTGATAAATGGACGGTTTGATTTGGTCTAATTGATTGATGGTTTTGGCGGTTAATGATAAACAGTCATCATAATTATGATGATAAACATCGATTTGCACATTTGCCCACTCATGCCCTGTGATGCCGTCCAAAGTATTATCAGGTTCGGTGCTGATGATTTGGTAGATAATATAAGGCGAATTGTTTGGGCTATGCTCTGGAATAAATAAAGGATAGCATTGATTATTTACCAATGGGGCTAATTTTTCATATATGAGTTGGCTGGCGTTCATTTGACAATCTTATCAATTTCATCTTTTAAGGTTTTTGCAAAAGCATTGACAGCGACCTGCACATTTTTATCAAAAGCAGGGCGTAAAAACGGCACGGCAGGCATTTGACTTGTGCCACGCTCCACCATGTGCCAATAAAAGGCGGTTTCGCCTGTCTTGCCTTTTAAATGCACGCCAATACCGACTGCCGCACGATGACGATTGCGACTGTTTTTGGTCAGTCTTTGACGGCGGATGGACTTTTTGAGTAGCCCTGCTTGTTGTATGACATAGCGACCATGACCACGCTTGGCTCGGTTTGTGGCGACATGGCGTTTTTTGCCTGATTTGGTGTGCGTGGTTTTGCCCTCGCCTTGCCCTGATGACATATAACGGCGGTAGGCATCTTCGCTGGCAGGGGCACGGTTTTTGGCTTCTTTGAGTATCGGATTGGTGGCAAAGTATGGCTGACTTACCATTTTTATGACAGACGAACACAAGAATTTCGGTAAAGCGTCTAAAACCAGTCTTTTTCTTGACCCAACCAAAAGGGGTACAGCATGCACAAAATTGCCATGGTTCAAGGGTGATTCGCTCGTCCTTAGCCGCCCATTTTTCTTTGGTGTGCAGAAGAAGTTATATGAATTTTGCCACCTTCTCCGCCTTGGCAGGGTTAAA